TTAAGGTACATCGGGGTGTTTCTTTCTTGGTTGCTTCTGTTTCTGTGGTTTAGTTATAGGTTCTCTGCCTATGTTCATAGATGGAGCATACAATTCCAATATTTCAATGCCTCTTGCATGAGCCACTTTTTTTATCCTGATCAGTGCCTTCCTTGCTCGCTCTGCGTGTCGTCTACTGGGTTTAGCCAATAATTTTTCGTGATTGGTAAAATATTCTAAACATAACAATTTGAACTGCTGATGCTTGGCGCTGTCTGCTGGTTGCCTGTATAATTTATTGATTCCCATAATGGATTTATATTATATATTCAAATCCATTCTCTCTGTCTAAAAATTTGTAATCTACCATTAGAACACCAAAATATTCATTCAGCCAATCAGTGACATCTTCTATATCAAAATCTTTGCATGAATAAACATCCAATTGTATCACATTGGGTTTGGGTTCATTCCAGCAGTGTATCGCGATGTGTGATGTTTCAATGATGGCTGTGCCTGACCAACCCACATTGCCCTCGTTGGCACAATAGGCAGTGAAAGGCCCTGCCATGATCTTCATGTCTATCCTTGAAATTAAATCTTGCAGTGCTGAATCTAGATCAAAGTCTTTGTCAGGAGCCTGATCCACTAATGCTCGTATTAAGAGATGCTTGTGCACCAGCTTGGGTTCCATTATTTTTTCTTGTACCCTGATGCGAAGATTGCCCTGGCCTGTTTCATGGCCTGTTTCTTGGTGGGATAGGTATTGCCAGAGCGGCCCCATTTGAAGCCTCCCTTGACTTTACGAATTGGCATTTTGATTCCCTAAATCTATATCTTCACCTTCTTCACTCTCTTCATTTTCTCCCAATTCTTCTGCTTCTCCCTCAACTTGTGCCGTGTTGGGATTTTCTACTGTTTCTAACAGAGTCTCTTCTATTTCTAATAAATCCAATATCTTCATGTCAATAGCGGCTTTGACCCTTGGATCTGCTGGATTGGTGTCCGCGGCCTTTTTGAGGATGTCAATATCTAAACTCTTGTCTCTGAAATGGAATGCCTTGGGATATTCAATCTCTCCATCAAACACCATGCCCTGCCATTCAGCAAACAATCTCCATATCTGTTCTTCCGCCAATTCAAGATTCTTGGCCTTCTCATTCAATTTGGCATCCAATAACACAAATTCTGATTGCATGGCCACACCACTCATCTGCCTGGTCTCAATGGCTCTCACGGCACCTAGATGTGCCATCCTGTCAATGCCTTTGATGGTCTCGTCTATGGTCCTAAGTATGGCTTCCAAGTTTTGTCCCGATGGTTGCAGGATGTAGGGTTTTAAATTGGCATCCATGTCAGCGGGCATCTCAATGATGGCGCCTGCTCCTGCCGATGCCTGTGTTTCAGGGGTTTTGACCAGTGTGGGGTGATTGGTCAATCTGATCAACTGTTCTGCCTCGCTGTATAATTGGTAAAGGAAATTCTGTGCATCAGATATGTCAGAAAGGTCGCTGACCCCTATTCCTTTTATGGGTGATCTATTGGCATAGACCCATACTGCAGGTATCTTGCCTAGCGGATTTGGCTTCCTTTCGATGTCCTCTATAGGATTTTTTTTTTTGGGTTGATATTTTTGCAGCATTATCTCTTGTCTGGTCCATGTCCTGATATAATAAACTGTTTCTTGCTGATAGCTTCTTTCTTCCTGTTCTAAAAAACGAACATATTGTAATTCATATTTGCCGCCGGGCATTCTTATGAAACTCCAATCCAATATGTTTTCAGGAGTATAAATGGTCACATAGGGCCTGATGCCTTGCTCTAGCTCTTCTGCTCGTGTGCCCACCTGCGCCTCTGGCCTGTCGACGAGTACACAGCAATGGCCATAGATGCTGGACTGTATGTTGACGTCTTGGATGAAACTCTTCCAGCTCCTGCCATCCATGTCTGCGTCTTTCAAGAATTGTTCCAATTCTGGCATGCCCTCCATGGATCCAAAATCTCTGTCTGGCTCGTGTCTGAACAGGAATGAGTTGTAGATGTGTATCACTGACTTGCAGTGATTGTCCAGCGGTGTCTGTGCTATCCTGTTGGCATAGTCGCCATCATTTTCAAAAACATATTTGGTGAGGTACTGGCCCATCTTATATTGCACACCACCTAGGTATGATGCTGAGAGGAATCGCCACCTTCTTATGAAATTATGATATTCACCATGAACAGGCAATCCGTGAACGTTGGAATTATCCGCATTGCGGTCCTGATTTACAAAACTATAATCTGCCATGTGGTGCTCCTACCTTTACGTTGAATGTGGTTGTTTGTGATGGTTGATATTCTCTTCTAATAGGATATAAAAAACTGATTAGATAAGAAAAAGCGTCTGTCATATGGTCAAAACCTTCTGTTTTATCTGGCAATGATGTGCCTTCCTTGTAGCTGTGTTTTGCTAGACTATTTAACAAATTTTTACACTTAGGATGAATAATGATTCCCCTGATCCCTGCCGCTGAGCACAGCTTGGCATTGGCGCTGTTGATCCTATCCCTTACCGGCATGTGATGATTATTTACTTTGCAAATAAAGCCAGCATTCTGCAGTATGCTGAGGTCTGTCTTGCCACCAGCTGACGTCCTGCGTTGGCGGCAGGCTGGGTCCGGATAGACGAATATCTTCTTGTTGGGATATCTGCGGTGTATCTCTTCGCACATCTCGTCAGTGTTGGCGCTCCATATCTGTATCTCATCAAAGAAATGCACTATGCCGTCTTTGATGTAGCTGACCACAGCACAGAGGGGATCCAAGTTGAAGTCCATCCCTATGTGCAATATGGTTTCGTTCTCTGGCACTGTGAATGTTTTGACGCTGTGCTCTGGGCTAAAATTGTAGAAGATCAAACCCTTCCAAGATTCAAACGTGGCCATGTATTCCTGCCTAAAGGTCTTCATGTCCATGTCTCTCTTGGCCTGTTCAATCTCATCAGGATCAACGAAACCACCATCCAGGGTGGTGAACAGATAACTGCCCCAGTCTGGATTGGTCTTGTCCTGTCCCTGTATGTACAGAGAATGGAACCAGTTCATGCCCTTGGGCGTGCCGCAGAACAGGGCCTTGCCCTTGGTGTCTGAAAGCGTGGGCCTAATGACTTCAGTCCACGCAAACTCATCTATGTCTCCCGCCTCGTCAAACACGCAAAAATGAACGCCAACTCCTCTCATGCTGTCAGGATTGTCCGCTCCCTTGAGGCAGATCCTTGAATTGTTCTTGAGATAGATAGTAAGCTCCGCCTCGTTGATCCTCTTGACCCATCTCAGTTTATGGAATATTTTTTTCATCATTTGCCACGCGATGACCTTTGACTGGCGGTAAGATGGCGAAATGAAATATATCAGCTGGTCTGGTTCTCTGGCATGATATGCACACTCCCTGATGGCCAATGTGGTTTTGCCAAATCGCCTGCCCGTCACAAGCACACGGAATCTTTTGGGATCATCCGCCACCTGTTTCTGTGGTGCTGATAATTTCATATTTTTTAATTAGCTACTCTGTCTCAGCCCATGGCAAAGGTTGAGTATTTTCTGTGTCAGCTGGTGTGTCCACCTGTCCAAGGTATTGTTTACCAAGCCAGATCAACATACGCACATCCTTATCAAAAACTGCTTTTTCATACTGCGCTCGCCTCAATGACTTGCGACCTTCCGCCCTGCCTTTTTCCACTATGGCGCTGTATCTCTTCTGCAGAGTCTGTGCTGATGTTCCCACAACGAAAGCGATCTCATCATAGGTACACATCAGTGTGGCCAGTTTGAATATCATGTCGCGATCCAACTTATAGGTCTTGGGTGCGTGTGATTTTGGATTGGTTATTTTTTGATCTTCGCCCATTATAATAATCTGTCCTCTATCTTGATCCTGAATCTTCTGGTGTCAGTGTCTCCATTGGCAGTGGTCACAGTGCAGGTCACTGTGTAGATGTTTCCATTGGTGCCGTTCCTCAATCTTATGCTGACCAATGCACCTGCTATGGTGACGTCGGTGGCTTGATTTGTGGGGAATGCCAAGGGTGATGCATCTCCTGATATGGTGCTGATAGAAACAGTGGTTGTGGATAAACTGTCGTTGGCGGAAAGGTAGTCTGTGAAATCCAACCCATATTTGACATTTGCGGTGCTGTCCTTGACGAAATACAGCCCCGTGTTATCTTTTTTAGCACCTGTTAAGTTTGCCATTTTTAGATAGCCCTTTCATATGGTGTGCTCGCTATGTTGGTAAGAGGTGGGATAGGCAAGTAATGTATCCTGGTCTCTTGATCCACGAGCAACACTCTTGATTCTGTTGCTGGAGTATTTACACGATTTTCTTGGTAAATCAAATACACACGTGATTCTGCTGGCAGAACGTGTGTTCTGACTTCTTGCGGCACCGTGATGGTGAAGTAGGGATCTGCCTGTGTGACCATGCGCACTTCCACCACAAACGCAAGGGCGCTGCTGAATGTTTGGGTGACATGAAATATTCTCCCCGCCGTGCAGTCCAATGTGAAATTGCCAGAGAACGCATCTGTGACAATTCGCAGAACCGTGGGTGTCACGGCAAAGGTAAATTCGCTGCTCTCTGTGTCTGTGATGTCCGTGGTCAGTTTGACGCTGACGCTGAATGACAGCGCTGATTCAAAATTGGCCGATCCACCACGTATGATGTTGTCCGTGGTGCTGGTCTGGAACTCTGCGGAAATGTCAGATTCTATGCTGATTATGCCCTTGGCCGATGCTGTGGCGGTAAATGCGCTGGCGAATGCCGCCGCACCTGATTCAAGGAACGCTGAATTGTCCTCGACAAAGAACTGTGATAGGAAATCGGAAACCGCACCACGCACCATTCCTGCCACGTTGGTGGTGTTTGCGACCATGGGAAGATCAAACGTCCTGTCCCACACGTCATCGGGCCAGCCATCCCAGCTCTCTTCCTGCCCCTCCCAAATGTCAAACGTCCAGTTGTCCCAACTGTCATTGGCAAGGTCGTCCCAGTGGTATTCTTCCTGCTGGCTGTAATCGGCAACCACATATCCGGCCACGAAATAGGTGCTGAGGTTGAAGCTGTTCCAGGTGTAGGTGAAGATGATGTCGTATATCATGCCCGCAGAGGTCGATGTGCTGGATTCTGCGGCAAGGC